ACAGGAGAAGTTACAAGATGAAGTATTATTTAGACACAGAGTTTCACGAACACAAGAAACAACCTAAAGTGTTAGGGATTAAAGTTGGCAACCCTATTGATACTATTGAGTTGATCAGCATTGGTATTGTTAGTGGGGATATTAAAAAAACATTCGAGCCTCCTTATGTACACCACGAAACTGTATATACACAAAGAGAATACTATGCCATCTGTAAAGAATTTGATGTAGAAGCTGCTTGGAACAAAAACCAAGGTACTAAGGAAAAACCAGACTACTGGTTACGAGAGAATGTACTAAAAGGCATATTCGATGAACTCCTAGAGAAAGAGAGAGCTTATATTTACAAAGCACAACAATGTAATGTATATCTTAGTTGCGAGATCAAAGATAGGTTTTGTCTTAGACTGTTTAAAAAGTATCTAAATAAATATGGTAAAACAAGAGCACAGATAACTGAGGAGATTAAGGGGTTTACAAACGTAGATGGTGAAGGACTATGTAATTGCTCCTGCGGTTACCCCTGTATTAAAGGTAAGAGAGGGTCAGCTCCAAGGTGTATTGCAAGTGAGTTAAACATAGAGTTCTACTCATACTACGCTGATTATCACTGGGTAGTATTCTGTTGGTTGTTTGGTCGTATGATGGACTTACCTAAGGGCTTTCCTATGTATTGTAAGGATCTTAAGCAGATGAAAGACGATCTTTATATCTCTGATGGTAAACAAGTCCAATCTAATATTACAGATGAAGATTCTAGAGACAGGTTCTTACTTGAGGTTGGTTACCCTAAGCAAACCAACGAACACAATGCTCTAGCAGATGCTAAGTGGAATAAAGAATTACACAAGTTTATAGAATCAATTTAATATGTATTTTAAAACCCCACTAGAAATAAAAGTACTTTATAAATCTGAAGCTAGTGTTCAACTAGAAGAGTTAGAATTAGATGTCCCTATAACACAGTTAGACATTATGTTAGTCACTCTTTACAGTATTAATGTAATTATGCCTACTACATCAGATGATGACAAAGCTTGTGTAGATTCTGGAGGAGAAACATTTTATACACCGTATAGTTATGAGGAATTAAAAGAAATTGTTAGATTACATTGTGAAAAAGAAAATTAAATATGTTAATTATAGATCCAACAGAAACTAGAAGTAAAGTAAATAATGTAGATTATCAACAGGGGTTTTTTGAACGTATAATAATACTGACAGAAAAAGATTTAGATAATTTGCCTGCAGTCTTGTGTGGACAAGATGTAGATTTAGTAATAGTTCCAAGAGACTTATCTAAAGTGGAACATAGTGAAGTACTTATTTCAACATTATCACGGAATGGACAAGTATTAAAATTAAAATAAATATGAAAAATTACATAGGAACAAAACAGATTAAAGGTCGTCCAATGACTAGAGCAGAGTACAACACTTACAGAGGTTGGGAATTACCTGCTGATGAGGATGGGACAGAAGAGGTATATTTAGTGGAGTACCCAGTAGATGTAAATTCTAAACCTAATCATCCAGACCATGAGGGATATATTACAATGTCACCAAAACATGTATTTGATGAGGCATATAAAGAATCTGGAGAAATGACATTTGGTCATGCTGTAGAATTGCTTAAAGCTGGACATAAGGTAGCAAGAAGTGGTTGGAATGGGAAAAGTATGTGGTTGAAATTAGTTGAGGGTAGGTTTATAGCTAACACCCCTGATGCAGATTTCAAGAATCAAGTAGGTAATCTTGATATTTGTTCACATATAGATATGTTTTCAGCAGATCAAAAGCAAGTTGTTGGATGGTTAGCATCTCAAACAGATGTATTAGCAGAAGATTGGGGTGTAGTATAAATTGAAAATAAAATTTAAAGAATGGCTTATTTATTTGAAATAAAAGATAGATCAGTATATCCTTACCCCGAAGTTCTATTAGTATCACCTTTTAAAGAGATTTGGAATAGAGATAGGTCTCAAAAGAAAGAAAGGGCACTAGAAGAGTTTGCTTACATTGAGTTCTTAACCTCTAAGTTGAAAAGTAACCCTTATAAGGGTTACCCTGATGGAGTAAGGGCGAGTAAGATAGTACTAGATATAATGAAGAGTAAGGATTGGAAACCTGACTCTAAAGTTAAAGAGGGGATTAAAGTTGTGGAGGGGTTTCAAAAAGAAGCTTCTCCTACCTTAAGTTATTTCCTTGCTGTAAGTAAAGTAACAGAGAACTTAAAACAGTTTTTTGATACTGTTGACATAAGCGAGAAGAATGAGAAAACAGGTAACCCTTTGTATAAACCAAAGGATATAACCTCTGCTGTGAATGACTCTTCCAAGAATATTACTGAGTTAAACTCTTTGAAGAAAAAAGTAGAAGAAGAGTTATTTGATGCAGTTAAGACTAAAGCAGGAAAAACAATATCAGCATTTGCTAAACTAAACAGTTTTAATTAATGAGTAAATTAAATTCCATAAGAAACCCAGATGGGATCTGGATAAATACCTCAGTCTTTATGGAGACTGGGGCTTATTTTGTTGCTAATGGTTACTACTGTCCTGATCCAGAAGAGTCTCCTGATTGGTACGCCTTTTGGAGAGAGGAAAGAAAAAGGATCATGGGAGGCTATACTTGTGGAGGAGTAAAGATTACTGGTACTCACTACTACTATCTCAATTTTTGTCAGATAGAAAAGGCCAAAGATATAGGTGGAGGACTGACTAAAAAGTTCACAGCCTTCCCAGATTTCTGGGATGGAGATTTTAATTACTTCTGGGTAAGAGAGGTAGCTAGGTTTGGGGCCTCATCTATTCTTGACACAGAAGAGCAAAAGATGAAACTGTTTTCTTTAGGGGATATAGATAGGGACATAGAGAATGTAAAGTTATACAACTCTTTAAAACTTGAAATTAAGATTGACAAAAAGGACTTATTTGGTAATCATAACTTAATTGTAGGTAAAGCTAGAAGAAGGGGGTACTCTTTAAAGGCTGCAGCCGTAGCATCAAGAAATTTTTATACTCAACCTAATAAGCTAACAATCTTTGCTGCGTATGAAAAGAAATACTTATACCCAGAAGGTATATTCTCTTTTGCTGATGCAAACAAGGATTTTATGAACTCTAAGACAGCATTTAGAACTCCTTCAGATTATATCAATAGGCCCGCACAAGGTCACATAAGAGCTTCTTATAAAGAGATTACTAATGGAATAGAGACAGAAGAAGGGTTAAAGAGTGATATAATGGCTTTGTCCTTTAAAGATAATGCAGATGCAGCTAGGGGAAAGGATGCACTTGACTTTTTCTTTGAAGAGTCAGGGGCTTTTGGACCTCCTGGACTACTTCAGAAGTCATATTTTGCATCTCAAGATTGTGTAAGAGCTGGATTGAAGAAGACTGGTATGATAACTATTTTTGGGACTTCTGGTGACTTGGAAAGTGGTACAGCTGATTATGCAGATATGTTTGAAAGGCCTGCTGCTTTTGGTTTACTTCCAATGAAAAACATATGGGATCAAGATTCAGAAGATCAAAATTGTGGATTTTTTCATCCTATTAATTGGAACTTGGAAGGGTTCTATGATAAGAACGGAAATTCAGATAAGAATGCAGCAAAAGCTGCAATTATAGCAGAGAGGGATGAAAAGATAGCAGCTGGAGCAACATCAGCAGAACTTCAAAAGAAGCTACAGGAGCTACCATTAGGCCCTAAGGAGGCCTTTGGAGCAGTCTCTATAAATAACTTCCCTACCCTAGAATTAAAATTAAGAAGGTCAGAAGTAAAAGCTAAAAACTTACAAAACATAATGGCTACTCCTATTGAATTCTACTATGATAAAGGTGTAGCTACAGCTAAGGTGCTATTAAAGAATGAGGCTATACCTATTACATCTTTGACTAATCTCCCTAGTAATAAGCAAGGTTGTCCAATTATCTATGAATTTCCTATTTCTAATTCTGAAAAAGGATTATATAAAATAGGTTATGATCCTGTACGACAAGATAATGGGACATCTTTGGCTGCTATTGTGGTGTATAAAGGTAATCACAGAGGAAGTTCATCTAATAATATAATCGTTGCTGAGTACATAGGCAGAAAGAATACTACAGAAGATATAGATCAAATAGCTGTTTTCTTCGCTGAGTACTATAATACTAGAGTAATGTATGAAAATGAAGTGCCAGGATTTAAGAATTTTTGCAGAAGACACAAGAAAATGCACTTACTTGCCGCTCAACCTGATGCTGTTATAAGTAAAAACATAAAAAACAGTAAAACACAAAGGGTTGTTGGGTGCCACATGAATACTCAACTTAAAGATGCTGGTGAAAGATATACTAAGGACTGGCTATTAACTGTTTTAGATTATGATATGAATCAGAAACCAATTACTGTTATAGATAAAATATTCTCTATAAGAATGTTGGACGAATGTATATCTTATAGTCCTAAAGGTAACTTCGATTTAATTTCTGCTTTCTTTATGTGCATCTTTCAAGTCCAAGAAGAATCTTTAAATAAAGAGTACTCTAATAAAAAAAGAGGCAGCAGATTTGTAGAGCTTAGGGATACACTAAGAAATTAAAAGAAAAAGTAGTATCTTTATAGGATAATCCAAAAAAATGTCAGACACACAAAGAAATATAAAGGATAAGCTTAGTAGAGCTGAGAAGCATAAAAATAAAAAACAATGGTTTAAGGATAAATCCAATTGTTATGATATAAACTCTGAAAGTTCTACAATTTCTAATTCATATCATCAAACTATGAAAGAGAAGATGCAAGTAAGCTACAATCTAAAGAATAATATCTTGGATATGGAGTTATACAATAGTGTCTGTAAACCTTTTGGGGATCTAGGTGATGAAGCCAGTGGAGGAAGTTTATCTGCTGTACTAACTAACAGAGATATTATTAATCCTAAGTTTAAAGCTGTATTAAGTTTAGCAACTAAAAGGCCTTTTGGATTGAATTTGTTAGCTGTTAATAAGGAGGCCACAACAAGGAGGGAAGTAGAAACAGTAAGACAAATGAAAGAGTTTGTAGTTTCTAATATAATGGATCCAATAAAACAAAGTATTGAAGAAGAGTTTCAAGAAGAGATGCAAGGGGAGTTATCTCCAGAGCAAAAACAAGAAATACAACAAAAGATAGCTGAAGAAGAGAAAAAAAGAACTCCAGAAGAAGTCATTAAATACATGTCCAGGGAACATCAAGATCCTGCTGAAATACTTTTCAATCAAATATTAAACTATCAAAAAGAGGATCAAAGACTACAATATAAGTTCGGCAAAGCATTTGAGCATGGATTAACCTCTGCTGTGCAAGTTATGTACGTAGGAGAATTAGGAGGTAAACTTAGAACATGGAATATAAATTCTTTAGATTTCACTTATGATTGTAATAGTGACTTAGATAACATCCAAGATGGGGACTACGCTACTTGCAGGTATAAAATGAGTGTCCCAAGAATAGTAGAACTCTTTGGTGAGTACCTGTCAGACTCTGATATAGATACTGTACAAGATAAGATGCAAGCTGTTGCATCAGAAAGAATGGACACTCTTTCTTTTGATTTTAAAACTCCAGCACAGAAGTATGAAAGATCATCTTCTAATACTGTAACTGTAGTACACACAGTATTTACATCATTACGTAAATTAAAATTCTTAACAAGAGAAGAAGAAGGGGAAGAATTACTAGAGGTTGTAGATGAAACTTATACTATAGATAAGGACGCAGGAGATATTAAATTGGAAAGTAAATGGTTTCCAGCTAAGTATGAAACCTGGAAAATAGGAGAGGACTTATGGCCTGTTATGAGACTGCTTCCTGGACAATTTGAGGACTTGGATAATCTAGGAAGTTTCCCTTTACCTTATATTGGTGCAATACATGATAATACTAATACTTACCCTGTCTCTTTTATAGAGAGGCTTAAAGATTATCAATTTGATATTAATGTTATCTACTTCAAATTAGACAACCTAATAAATTCTGATGAAGGTAAGAAAGTCTTAATGAATATTAATGCTGTTCCAGATAGTGCTAATATGTCAATGAAGGAATGGCAGTACTTTGCTAAAACTACACCTTATATGTGGTTTGACCCTAGTGAAGAAGGTTCAACATATCATGATGTTAACACAGTAGCAAAACAACTAGACATGTCTCTTATGTCTGATATTTCTAAGTATCTAGAAATAGCAGAAAACATAAGACATCAAGCAGGAAGAAGTGTAGGTGTAACAGATAGTGTAGAAGGGCAAACAACAGCAAGAGAGGCTGTAAGTAATAACCAGCAAAATTTAATACAGACTTCTAATATACTTGAGCCTTATTTTAACTTGCATACTCAATTCAAAAAAGATGTTGTTCAACAAGTCTTAGATGTATGTAAAGTTATCTATAGGGACTCCCCTCCTGAATCTTTAGCTTATTACTTAGATGATATGTCAATTGGACTATTAAGTATGGATGAGGACCTTCTTAATACAACTAAAATTGGACTATTTGTATCGGACTCTAATAAAGCTTTTGAAACTAAAGAGCTTCTTTCCCAACTTTCTCATGCTGCTATGCAGAATCAGACATTGGAGATGTCAGATATAATTGAGATGCATGAACAAGAAAGTTTAGCTGAAGCAAAAGATAGGTTAAGGGTTGCAGAATCTAGGCAAGCTGAAAAAGCCCAACAACAACAACAAGCAGCAGCAGAAGCAGAAAAAGAACAAGCACAAAAATCTGAGGAGTACGCACAGAAGGCTCATGAAAGGGAGAAGGAGTTAATCATTCTTAAAGAAGAAGAGAATAGAAAAACTGAGATTATGAAAGCTTCATTAATGGCTGCATCATTTAACCCTGATATAGATAAAGATAGTGATGGAGAGAATGACTTTATTGAGTTAGGAAAGTCTGAATTAGCAGCTGATATAGCTAAAGATAAAAACAACAGAGAGATAGATAAGTTAAATCATCAGAAGGTAGTAGACAAAGAGAAGCTTAGCATAGAAAGATTAAAAGCTAAAAATGTTGGATAGTGTTATGAGACACTATCTTCAAATACTTAATGTTTAAAGTTAAAATAAATAAATAAATAAACTAATTTAGTACAATGGAAGAAGGAACTATACATGAATTTTCAGGGTGGGATGATAATCCAGTAGAAGATATAGGAGATGTAATATTAGCTTCTGTTGAAGCTCCCACAAGTCCTGAGCCGGAGAAGACAGAACCTAAAAATGAGAATAAGAAAGAGAAAGAAGAATTAGAACTGGAAGATACTTTTAAGACTTTTGCAGAAGATGCAGATTCTACAGAAGGTGCCCCAGCACCAGAGGAAACAGAGGATACAGATGGTACAGAGGCCACAGGTGAAACAGATAACTCTTTTAGCTTACTAGATAGCTTAAAGAAAAAAGGTTTAATAGAGTTTGAACTAGAAGAGGGGCAAGAAATGACACCTGAGTTAGAAGATCAACTTATATCAAAATCTTTTGACACTAAAGTAGAAGAAAGCATAGAAGAAATATTTTCTGAGATGTCTCCGTACTTACAAAGGCTAAACAAATTTGCTTTAGCCGGTGGAGACCCTAAGGCATTTGTAGACAGTACTGCCAGTGAAGTTGATCCAAGTTTAGATTTATCAATAGAAAGTAATCAAATTAAAATTTTAACTGCTCAACTTCAAAAGGATGGGGAGAGTCAAGAGGAGATTGATTCACAAATAGAATTTTATAAAGACTCTGGAAAATTAGAGAGATTAGCAACACTTAAGTATAACAGGCAACTACAAGATCAAGAGGAAGCTCAATCAGCTCTTATAGAGAATCAAAAAAATACTAAAAAGGATAATGCAGCTAAAGCAGCAAAATACAGATCTGACATGGACAACTATGTTAAGGGTACTGAGTCTGTACTTGGCATGAAATTAAACAGGCAAGAGAAAAAGGATCTTCCTTCTTTTATGTATGACAGCACAGTAAAACTTAAGGGTGGAGGGACAGCAACTAAAATGCAGGTTCAACTACATGCTGCATTACAAAATGAAGAAAAGGCACTAGCTATAGCTAAATTATTGAATTCAGATTTTGATTTCAGTTCTTTGACATCAGGAAAAGAACAAAAAATATTAAGAAGGGTAAAGGATAATCTTGAAGGAAAAGGTGTTAAAGCCCCAGAACCTACAAAGAGGACTAAGAATTTCGCACACTATTTTAATAAATAAGAGTTTTACAAATAAATAAATAAATAACTATGGCTGCGACTACGCAAAATAAGTTTCAAACTAAAGCTATGAAACAACACAGTAATATGACTGCGTTGAATCATTTAGGTTTAGGTTTGAATGCTAGACCTACAGTGTTGAAAGGCACAATGGATCAAATCTTTTCAAGTAAAAACTTGTACTCTGATAATCCACTTTCTGCTAAACTTATGGGAAGTAAGATTACAGAAGAGACTATAGGTACATTGAATTGGGAATGGGAAATGAAAGGTGCAAACCTTAGACCTCTTGTTTCATTAGAAAATATAAATCCTATAGGGCAAGTTAAACTAGGACAGTTCAAAAGAAATTTTAAACTTAAGCTAGATGAGTCTTTTTATGTCCCAGGTGATATTGTTTCTCCAGGTGACTCAGGTAAAAAATTACAGTGTAGAGTCCAAGAAGGTCCTAAAAGACAAGGTGATGGATATGTGTATGATGTTCAAATAATGACTGATTCCAGTTCTGCATTTGTTCCTGCTTCATATCTTAACCCAGGTGTTAAATGGGGTAAACTGTACTCTCAATATGAAGAGGGTAATAATCAAAGAGGTAGTACTCAGTACTCTAGTCCTTTAGCTTTCGCCAATAAAATGACGAAGATTGCAAAGAAACATGAGGTAACTGATTATGCATCTACGGAGGTTTTAGCTGTTGCAATTCCAGATTCAAATGGTAAAATGCACGAATCTTGGATGAGATATGCTGATGTAGAATTCTGGAAGCAGTACTACAGAGAAAAAGAGAGACATTTCTGGTACGGAAGATCTACAAGTTCTGTTATTGGTTCAACAGGAAGGACTGTACAAGCTGGTGCAGGTGTTCAAGAACAACTTGAAGACTCTAATATCCACAGATATAATCAATTGACTACTAAAGGTATTGAAGAGTACTTAATGGATATTTTTTACTCAAGGACTTCTCCTTCAGCAAGAAAAACTTTAGCTTGTTATACTGGGCAGTTCGGATTGAATGAGTTTAACAGAGTTGTTACTGATTGGGCAAGTAAAAGAGGTTTCACCTTAAATGTTGAGAGATTTATTGATAATGTGAAGTCAGACTTCCATACTAATTCACTACAAGCTGGATTCCAATTTACTAAATACAATATGTCTAACAACATATCTATTGAATTGCACCACAATCCATTGTATGATGATGTAGAAATTAACTTTGAATTGGATCCTATTACAGGCTACCCTGTAGAATCAATGAGATTTACTTTCTTAGATTTTAGTGGAGAGAATAGTAGCTCTAACATTAAAATCATGAACAAGAAAGATTCATTTGCTTCAGGGTACTATGAAGGTCTTTATGGTCCTTTAGGTCCACAACAAAGAGGTAAAATGTCTCATGAGGGATCTTCTTATTCTATGCATGCAGAGGAGACTTGTGGTTTGCATATTAAGGATATAACTTTATGTGGAGAGATGATCTTGACTAGAGCATAACAAAATAAAAGGTGAGGAATTTCGTCTCCTCACCTTTTTTTATTATTTTTATAGAAGAAAGAAAGAAATAAAGAAATTATGAAAATAGAAGTAAGACCAATAGAGGTAAGTAAATGGCATGGTAAATCAGGTAAACACAGTTTTTCTGCTCCAAAAGTAATAAAAGCTTTTGTTAATGGTTTACAAAGAAAATACAATACCGGTCTAAGTGTAGAAGATATAAAAAAACTAAAAGGGAGAGGTTGTAAGTATAACCTTTCAGATAGTTTTGATGCTAATGAACCTCATGAATTTTGGGATACTAAGACAGCAGAAATTAGACTGGAAAATAATACTGTAATGTTTTACAGTGATAATGATTTAGACTTCATAAAAATTAAAATAATGAAGGCTAGTAGATTTGTAGCTAATTCTTTAGAGGAGGCAGAAAATGGAGCATGCCCTGATGCAACTCATTACATTTTTAGTGAAGGAGAAGAAGTAGAAGCAGTAGCTACTAGAGTAGAAAAGAAAAATAAAGCTGGGGTTGTACTTAATAAACTTTCCAAAGAAAGAAAGCTACAACTCGCACTTATAATCACTAAGAAGAATTTAAGAGGTAAATCTGATGCTGCATTAGTTGTTGAGATGGATAACATTGTTACAAATTATATCGAGGAATTCTTAGATATAGCTGAAAAGGATAAAGCTATGACACAACTAGAGGCTTTAGTATTAGAGGCTATTCTTGAAGGTGTCTTGTCTGAGTCTGGACATAAAATAATGTATGCTGATTCAACATTAGGTACTACAGCAGAAGAGGTTGCTTTATACTTACAAGAGCCGGAAAACCAAGAGTTAAAAATAACTTTAATGGACCGTGTTAAAAACCTAAAATAATGAATATTAAAGAGATGCAGTATGATTTAAAAGTCAAACTTAATAAAGTTGACTCTCAACAATACAGGAACCTATTGATTCCGGAGTTAGATTGGGCATTAAATTCTGCTGAGGAACTTTTTATAAAAATGATCTCAAAACCTAGGTTAAAAAATCATCTAGGTTTTGAGACTAGTCAAAGAACTATAGATGATATCAGAGTTATAGTGGAAGAGCCACTATCAATTCCTATAGTTAACAATTTCTTAAGTCTTCCTGATAACTACTGGCACTATATTTCTAGTGAAGTGTTAATGGATAAAGGAGGCTGCACAGGTGTTATTGGTAAGGTAAGAATACAGCAACATGATGATGAATTTAAGGGTAACCCTTTCGAGGAAAGTTCTTTTGAGTGGAGAGAAGTCAATGCCAATTTTGTTGGTAATACATTAAAATTCTACACAGAAGGTTTTACTGTCACTGCTTTAAATCTAGTTCATCTTCGTAGGCCTCTATTCATGCATAATGCTGAAGATTTTAGAGGGGGAGAGTACAATAAACTTTCTGGTGGAGTTCTAACTGGAAAACAAGATTGTGAACTTCCAGACCATACACATAGAGAGATTGTTGATATCGCAGTTTTATTGATAACTGGTGAGCTTCAAGCTGCTGACTATCAACTTAAACAAGCTAAAATTAGCTTGAATGAAATAAAATAATACTATTACTATGAGTTTCACTAACGAAACCAATCAGGTTATTATTCCTAAGGGGAATGCAGCATTAATTGCAGCAGGTCAAAACATTGAAGATTTAGCTGTCGATCAGTTAGGTGTATTTGATTCTAATACAAATCTATCCATAGATGGGACTTCTCCTACTAAGAACTTTTTCTTGGCTGTAGGGAAAGACACAGACGGAGGTGGAATTGTAAATGATGCACATCTTTCTGCTGGGCAGTCTATTCAAGCTAAAAATATTGAAGATTTTACATTTAAGCCTCACACAGCTGCAAGACCACAAATAGTTGAAGTAACAGACTTTAAAGCTGTCTGTGATACTGATTATGCACTTAAGGTTCAGTTTACTAACATGGAGATACTAAGCTCACAAAGCTCTGTACCTTTTATGAAGACTTATGTGGCTAAGAGTACTTGCTGTGAAGATTGTACTCCATGTGCAGCTGGGCAAAGTGCTAAGCTTGTTCAATCTTTTATTACAGCTATCAATATTGATACTTTTGATTTAATTGGTGCTGAAGCTATTGCAGTAAGTACAGTTACAATTGCTACTCATAGTACAGCAGCTAATTATGTTTCTGGAGATGTTATTTCTGATGCTGACGTAAATGCTATAATTGTATGGAATGAAGCACAAACTGATGAGGCATTAAAAGTGTTCATTGGATTAAGATTGACAACCATCCCTACTGCAATTAAGAAGTATTGTGATATTAACTTGAACTACTTCAAAGGTAGATCAACCACAATTAATGTATCTTTAGTAGATGGTTTTAGTTGTTCAGGAACAGTTATTACCACACAAGAAGCTGCTTATGAACAAGGTAACGCGACAGACATTAAGCAAAAAGAGTATATTGCAGGTGGATGGAATGGCAGACCTGGACCATACAGAGTTTCTTCTGTCACAGGATTAGGTAGTTCTGACATTGAGTACTTTGCAGTTAATGGAACAACTTATGACCAGTATAATTTACTTTATACATTTAAGTCGCAAGGGGCAACAGATATTGGATCAGCTAATATTAGTACAACAATTGCTATTTCAGACAAAGATACAATAACTAGAAACTCTTTAGCTACTGTGCTAGATGCTATTCTAGCACCGTATGGTTTTGATGCTTTAGCAGATGATGTAGCTTTAGCTAACACAGATGAAACTGTTGTCGAGGGATCTGGTGATACAGATAATCCTGATGAGGATGGGTTAGCATAACTTTTCTTTTTTTCTTCCTAAAAGGTTACCTGTAATGGGTAACCTTTTGTTTTTATTTTGTATTTTTATATTATGAGGGATACTACAAAAAAATTAAAAAGAAAGACAGATTGTCTTATCTATCAACTTTCCTTGCCAAGGATAAACTTTTAACAGCAGTAGCTTAAGATATGAGAGAAGAAATTGAAAAACTAAAAAAATCTGTAAGAAGCCCTCCATTGTAAAGTTGGAGACTTAGAAACAACAGAAGTTACTCCCACTCCTTTGAATGCAGCGGAAATATTTGAACAAAGAAGATATTTAGCTTCAAATATAAATATGCCTGTTACAACTTCGGGATTTGTTACTGAAATTACTCAAATTAATGAAATTACAGTTCCTAATTCTGGGTCATATCTTTGTAGGGTTGTACTACCTTTTGCAGGTGTTTCTGATTCCTCATGGGTTATTCGTGTAGGGGTTGCAGTCAAATCAATAGGAGAAACTGTTTATACTCAACATAGCTCAGAGCGTTTACAAACTTCTGTTCCTAATTTTAACGGTATTGCAAATTTTGATAAATCTATAAACCTAGAAGCAGGTGATAAAATAATTGCTACAGTTATTTGTAACGCTGAGGATCCATGGAATATTGCATCTACAAGTGAAGGGTGTTATTTAGATGTTAGACAATTACCGACACATACAGTTGCTGATTACTCAAACGGTATAGGAATAACATCTACTCAATCAGATGAAATATTAGCTAATACAATTCACAGACTATCTTCATCTAATGGATCAACTTCTGTAGATGTACATGGTTATTATGGTTTACTTTCTGATTTTTACTTTGGCGGCAATGCTACTGAAACAACTATAGATTTAGCTGACATTAATACGTGGGTAGATGTAGAATTAAATGTAAATGCTAACGGGTTGTTTGACAATAGACCTACTTTGATGAAGTCAGCACAAAGTAATGGTCATACAGGTAACGGATCAAATAACAACCCTATAATTTTTGACTTGGAAGGATTAACGACTACAGCGTTCGCAAA